TGATTGTGCAGTTAAAGTAATTGAGGTAATAGCAGATGCCAAACGAATACCAGCAAACTTGTCATAAACTGCATATTCTGTTGCGGTAGATTTAGTGAATGTTTGCAGTTTTGCAGTTTTCCAAGTTGAACCTGCATAATTTTGGAATGTAACAATTTCACTAGATGTTTGAGCAGTTGAGTAAAAATCGGCATTTGAATAAAAACGTGCTGAATCAACTGCTAATGGAGAATAACCACCTGCACCTAAACCTGTTGCATAAATGCCAGTTGTTCCATTTACGTTATATGAGATTCCTGTGTTTGCACTCATATACGCATTTGAAACAACTAAAACTAAATCTTGGTAAGTGCCAGAAATGCTGTTAATTGTTACCGCTGAACCTGAAAGAGATCCAGTTGCTAATGAAGTGTAAGCACCAGCAGAAGGAGTTGCCCACGCTGGTACGCCTCCTGAAACTGTAAGGACTTGACCAGTTGAACCAATACCCAATCGCGCAGGAGTTGATCCGCTTGATGAATAAATTGTGTCGCCTGTAGTTGTCATTGGATTAGTCATGCCAGCGCTATCAGCAGACCAAACAAAATCAAGATCAGTATTTGTTGCTTTCTTTAATACTTGACCCGTTGTTCCACCTTTAAGATCAACGAAAGATGTATCAACGCCACCTAAAGCGGTGCGGATAGCAGCTGCGCCGTCCTTTACAAGGTCGGTATCGTCAGGGGTTTCCCACCCGAAGTTAGTTGTCGTTGCCATATTTCTCCTTTATCAGGCTACTATTGTAGCGTCAATCCATTCCAGTCCAGGGTTAATTGTGTTCCAGGTTTCAGTAACCGGCACTCCGTTCCAGCGCATAGCCTGGAGGCTATAGGCAGTTGGAGATACGGTCAAGGTTAGGTACAAAGCGTTATAGCCAGCGCTGAAAGTCCAGCCCTCGACAAAGCCTTGGAAAGCCCCGTCTGCAATATTGGTTGGCAATTCAGTAATGTTTACTGGCATACCCATAAACACCTCCAGCAAAGCATCTCGGTCTGTATCGTCGATCTCCGAGCTGGTAAGTGGGAAAGTGATGGACTTAAACTGCGCTTGTGGGAAGGCTCTGAGAGTCAAGTAAAATTCAGCCTGTGACAAAGCGTCCGCCGTGTGTTCTAATGATGTTTGGATGTTGTAAGCCTGTTGCCCATAAATGGCAATAGATTCGGCATCTGAGGCTGTTTGCTGTTGCCCATTCTTATACGTGATGGTCACGTTATTGCGGACATCTCCAGAGCGCTTTGATGTACGAATACCACGGGCAAGAGCATGGTTGCCAGTTAGATCCACGTAGCCATTAGCAGCTAAGTAAGTATTGCGCCTAGTACTATCGGCATACCCGATTCTGCCCTGTGCGTCCTCGTAGAGGTAACCAAGTCCAGAAGTTGCCAAGGCAGATACAAGGCTGTAAATATCAGTTACGTTTGATGATCGAGCTGCTAATTCGTAATCGCCAGGCTGATCAATATCTCCAAGTCCAGAGTTCTCAGCATTAGCCCAAGTTGTTGTAGCGTCGTAAGTTGCCCAAGTTGTAGCAGCTGGTACTTCATTCCAAGTATTAAACAACGCTTGGCTCAGAATTGTGTAAATCTGATTGCCGTCAAAGTCCTTGCTTAAAACGCCCGTTGTGAGGGTTTTGGGCAGTTTTGCAAGTGCACCCAAGGCAACTACCTTGATTGACTCTGAAATGCCGTTAGAACCCGCCTGAGTGACTTCTACGTCGATGTCAGTTACATAGCCACCAAACAGGTTTACAAAGGTACCAGTCGAGTCTTTAACCTTAATTGTAATCTGGTCATTGATATCCATAACAATCGGTGACTGGTCAAGGTTAATAATTTCAACGTTGCAATAACCGGCATAAGGCTGAGAATAGATATCTTGGCGACCAGAAGTAATACTCAGATTACTAAGCGTTAAGTTTGTGTAATCCCCACCGCCATTAATGGTCACTTGCCATTCTGGAGTCCATTGACTCATAGAACCAGAGCCGATCCAGCGCCACCGCCACCGCGATACGATGACTCGTTAATAATCTCGACAATCTGACGGGCAACGCCTTCCTTGTCCAAGGCTCCAGTTACGTTGATGTTGTAATAGTTATTGCCTGAATCCGCAGCTTCTGCTCTACGGAAACGTCCAACATTAAAAGGATCATTGAGAGCCACACCCGCGCTCGCAGCAGCTGCAGCAGCAGCAGCAGCCACAGGTGTAGGTGCTGGGGTAGTGGTTGTAGGCGTTGTTGTAGCTGTACTTGTCGTAGCACTACCGCCGGTATTAAATGAGGTGCCATTAGGCATTGTGCCACTAAATCCACCAACTGGGGTAACAGCGCCGATCTTTGAAAGATATGGAATATCGCTACCAGGCTTGATTAAGTTCATGCCTCGAATAACTAAGTTAATGCCATCGACCGCTGTATTGATAAGAGGCTTGATAGCAGCAAGAACGTTTGAAATGATATTGAGTACGGTACTGGCTACTGCTCCAACAACTTCAAAAGCCTTTCCTATAACAGTTCCAATAATTGGGGCTGCTGCTTTGAGAACATCAAAGAAAGCCTGAAACTCATCTTTGTTTTCAATAATCGTTGCCTTGATCTTATCAAAGGCTTTTTTCATACCGTCAAAGATTGGGATTACTAGATTGCCAATAGTCTCAACAAGTCCATTGAGGATGCCACTCATGCCGGCAGTTTTATCTTTCTTGCTGCCAAAAGCATCGGCTAAGCCATTGACGATTGGAATGACTTTATCTGAGAAAAATGTGGCTAACTCTAAAACAACTGGCAAAAGGGCTTCACCAATAGTTGCCTTTGCATTTTCCAACTCTGCGCTAAGGATACGGGTGCGGTTAGCAAGTCCATCACTCGTACGCTCAAAATCGCCCTGCGCTGCAGCTGTTTGACGGTAGATCAATTCCTGAGCAGCTAAAACCTTTTGCTGAGGTGTAAGAGCATTCTTGGTCGTATTAACGATTCCAAGTTCAAGAGCAGCCTGACGCATTGAAGCATCATCAAGTAATACGCCGTAAGCGCGCAGAGGCTCAGCCTCGCCACGAAGCGCAGCACCAATGGCGTTAATGGCTTGCTCTGGTGAAGTGTTATTAAATGATGCTAAGTCAGATGCAAGTCTTGTAAAGTTAATTGAAAACTTAGTTAAATCTTGTCCGCTTAATCCGGCAGACTTTCCAAAAGTAGCAAAGGTTGCAGCTGCGTCAAGCGCTTGCTGCTTTGTTTGTCCAAGAGATTTAGCGGCTCCTGCTGCAAACTTCTCAATATCCTTTGAGGATTCACCAAACAGAACGCCAACCTTGGAAATTGTCTCATTAAGATCAGAAGCAGCTTTAACTGCCTCGACACCAATCTTAATTGCAAAAGCACCGGCAGCTGCAGCTGCAGCAGCAAAAGCAAGTCCAGCCTTTTTACCAAACTCACTCAGTTTGCCAGCAGAAGTCTCTACATCGGTATTGGCAGCTTTTAACTTTTTATTAAGATCATCAACGTCAGCAAGGATCGAGAGTTTAAGGGTTCTATTACCTGCCATTAGTCCCACTCCTTCAAAATGCGGTCAAACGCTGTTTCCCACTTCTGGATCAGCTCCGGTTGGATCTGACGCAAAGTCGGATAAATGAAATATCCAGAGTTGCCTCTGCCACGATTAGGAGTGCGGTTTGGGAACTGCTTAAAGCGGTTCGAACCAAACTCCATACCGTAAAGTAAATCTAAAGTACTACCGCCACCAGAAAACTTTTGACGGGCAAAGCCGTAACTGAACTCACCGATTTTCGATGACTTGCTAATTACCACTCCGTCAGCAATACGGCGAGCAGCAGTCCCTGAAACCTGACGAGTCGCTGCTGTTTGCTTAATCTTGTCAGCAGCAAACTCAGCAAGTGCAGAACTTTCTTTCTTAGCAGCTTGGACGGCTTCATCGTCCATAGCCTTAAAAGCCCTGGTAATACCGCGTAGATCTGATTTGTCATAAGCGATCTTGACTTCATCTGCCATCCGATCGCTCCTTAATAATCTCTATTGCGGTTAATACATCCTCTGCCGTATCCCAGTATTGCATTGGTATCCCCGTCTCTATTGCTAGATTGACGAGGATCCTGCCTATGCTTCCTGGCTGGTGGCTTTTGGGGTATCGTCTCCAACAGTTACATCGGCAACTGTTTCAGACCAGATTTCAAAAGACTTTGTAGGCTTTCCAGCATTCTCGCGCTTGTGAGCGTGATAAGCCAGAAACATAAGATCCCACATACCAATCTTGTCGGTTGCTTGTGAGATCGTATGTCCGGTCGCCTTTTCCCATTTAGCCCACTCTGGTGGCTGCGCATAATATGTTGCTTCGTCTCCAGAGTTATATTGAATTGTTATTCCAAGTTTCATCTTTGCTCCCGTTTGTTAGATGTTAAGCTGAGAATGTATCGGCTGGTGTGCCGAC